TCTAATTTATCTTTATTTTTTATTAAATTAATAACATATATATTAAAATCAATATTATTTCTTTTTTTATTATATTTGATATTGTTATCAGTATTAATTATATTTTTAAATAAAATATACATTAAATAAATACTAATTATAATTATAAAATAAAATATATGATTCATTTATATTATATATAATATAAATATGGAAAAATTAACTAATTATTTTTTAAATAAACAATTTTATTTATTTAATGATAATAATTATAATTTAAATGATTCATTTGAACAATCTGGTGGTAAAGTCAACAAAAATATAAAACGTTGGGATAAATTACATCATAATGGTCCAATGTTTCCAGATGAATATACACCACACAATATACCAATATTATATAAAAATAAAAAAATCCAATTAAATGCAGAAGCAGAAGAATTTGCTACTATTTATGCAAAATATATTAATACAGAATATATTAAAAATAAAAAATTTAATAAAAATTTTTGGAATGACTGGAAAACATACTTGAAAAATTCAGAAATAACAAATTTAGAAGATTGTAATTTTTCATTAATATTAAAACACGTATTAGAACAAAAAGAAAAAAAATTATTATTAAGTAAAGATGAAAAAGAAAAAATAAAAGCTGGTAAGAAAATTCAAGATGAACCATATTTATATGCAACCATTGATGGTAAAAAAGAAAAAATAGGTAATTTTAAAATAGAACCTCCTGGTATTTTTATTGGTCGTGGTTGTCACCCTTTATTAGGTTCAATCAAACCTAAAATATTACCTAAAGATATTATATTAAATTTATCCAAAGATGCTCCAATCCCAGATAGTATATATGGTAATAAATGGAAGGAAATTATTCATGATCCATATGTAGATTGGTTAGCAAGTTATCCTGATTTAATAACTGGTAAAACAAAGTATATATGGTTAGGTGCATCTTCATCATGGAAAATGGAAAATGATCAAGAAAAATTTGATTTAGCAAGAAAATTAAAAAAGAAAATAAAGGAAATTCGAAAACAATATGTAGAATTATTATCCGACAAAGATAATAAATTAAAACAAATTGCAACTTGTATTTATTTTATAGATAATTTAGCTGTACGTGTTGGTAATGAAAAAGGTGCAGAAGAAGCAGATACTGTTGGTATCACTAGTTTACGTATAGAACATCTTATGTTGATGGATGATTTACATATTAAATTAGATTTTCTAGGTAAAGATAGTATACGATTTGTAAAAGTTATTCAAGTAAATGAACAAGTTTATAATAATTTGGCAGAATTTATAAAAAATAAATCAAAAGATGATAATATATTTAATTTAGTTACTACTACAGATTTAAATAAATATTTACAAACATTAATGGAAGGTTTAACAGCAAAAGTATTTCGAACATATAATGCTAGTAATTTATTTTATAATGAATTAAATAGTTTTAAATTAAAAGAAAATGTAGATGAAAATACTAAAATGGATATATTATTAAATCAATTTAATCAAGCAAATATTAAAGTTGCACAATTATGTAATCATCAAAAAAATGTACAAAAAAATTTTAAAGAACAATTAACAAAAATTGATGAAGAAGTTGAGAAAATAAAAGATCTTAAAAAAGATGAAAAAAATACTAAAAAAATAAAGAAATTAAATGTAAAATTAAAAAAATTAAAAGCAAAAAAAGATCTGAAATTAGAATTAAAAAATATTTCATTAGGTACATCTAAAATAAATTATATTGATCCTCGCATTACAATTTCATGGATAAAAAAATATGATTTTCCAGTCGATAAAATATTTTCAGAAACTTTACAAGAAAAATTTCAATGGGCGTTTGAAGTAGATAAAGATTTTATTTATTAAACTATAAAAATATAATTATATTTTTATATATTAATTTGTTAATTTACCTAATACATCAGCAGATACTTCTTCAATATAAAATTTTAATGCATAATTTAAATATGCATCATTTTTAAATGCAATTGTATCTTCAGCAGGCATATTTAATTTTCTATTATATTCAGTTTTTTCTTCATTTGTATATACTTTATTTATATCATGTATATTTATTTTTTGATATATTAGATTATTATTGCCATTTATATCTTCTTCATATTTACATGTTTTATAATATGGTGGTTGATCAGGTTCATTTGAATATATTGGTACAGTATTAATATTATAATATGCTGTAGGTTCATATGCATTTGCAAGATTATTTGTAATAAAATAAATACGTTGATCTGGATTCATTGATAAAAAATATGGAGTAACTAATTTTTCTTGTGCATTTTCTATTTTAAATTTAATATGATTTTTAATACTATATTTATCAACTTTTGGAGTTTTATCCATATTGTATCCATTATGACTTGATGTATAATTAGCATTTTTGGTATTATCTTCTTCTTCTTGAGCACAAAATCCATTTGGATTAATCTCATCACAGTTTTCTGCACAATATGTTACATTATATTTAGTACCATATGCATTTAATTTATAAAATAATGATTTATATTTTTGTTGTTTATTTTCATCCATAATAATTGCATCAAAATCAAGATGATCATATTCCAAATGTGTTGGAAAATATTTATAGTCTGAATTCATTTGAAATAATGCACCGTGTGTTAAAACAGGATTTAATTTTAACATACCATTATCAACATTACATAAACTATAGTTATTTACAACATTGGATATAGTTAAATATACTTTTTCTTTATCAGATGTTGTTATTGTATTATCAATATTTAAAAATGATTTTTGTGTATATGTATATAATACAAATATTGTTTTATTACCTGTTTTTGTTAATGATGCTAATTTATTTAATAATGTTAATGGTTTTTTTATTATAGGTGCAAGTGTTATAACTGGTTCATCTAATACTTCATCATCATCTTCATTAGGATCTATATTGGTTGCCATTAATGTAGGTGGTATTGATTTTTGTCTTTCATTTTCTGCTGCTATTTGAGCAGCTTTAGCTGCTTCTAATTCTGCTTGTGCAGCATCGGCTGCTTTTTTAGCATCTATCCAATCTCTTTCTGCTTGTTCTCTTGCTGCTTGTTCTCTTGCTGCTTGTTCTCTTGCTGTTTGTTCTGCAGCTGCTTGTTCTCTTGCTGCTTGTTCTGATTCTGCTTGTGCTTCTGCTTCTGCTTGTGCTTCTGCTTGTGCTTGTGCTTCTGCTTTTGCATCTGCAGAATTAATCATTATATTATCAGGTAAAATTACTTTTGATTTTGGATTCTTATTTACCGCACTTGTTATTACTCGTTGATATATTGGTTGTACTATTGAATCAGGAATAATTACTTTTGATAATAGTCCATCTTTATCTGGGCGATCACTTGGATCTGCTGAAAATTCTCTACCAAAACTAGTTGTTTCACCTAATACATCAGTTGATTCATTAAATAAATTGTCAACTTCATCTTTATTAAATCCTTTAAAATCTGGAGGCATATTATAATCTATTTCATCTAATAAATCATCATTATTAATATCAGCAAAATTATAATTTTCATTAAATAATTCATGTTTATTAACACCGATATATATTAATATCAATATTAATATAATTAATATAACTGTATATATTTTCATGTATTTATAAAAGATAAAAATATATGAAAATATAAATAATTAAAACGGAGATAATCCATTTTTACCATTTACAAAATATTCAAAAAATTGACTATCATGATTATTTGTTTCGATTGGAACAACATTTGTAATAATTGGTTCTTCTTTAGGTGGTAATGTAGAAGGGAAATTTTTTATTTGTGAACATATTTCAGTTTTTACATAATTATTCATAACTACTTTATCTGTCATATTATTACAATTTATTGCTGTATTTATCATCTCTCTGGTATCTGTGGGAAGTTTTATACAATTTGTATCTATATTTTTATTTAAATCAATATTATTATGCATTAAATCAGTACATCCTTTTTGGATTGATTTACAAAACATAGATGGATCTGGTGAATCATAATCACAAATATCTATTTGTTCAAATCTTTCATTCATATATATATTTTTATATACAATTAAAAAAATTATAATTATGCATAATAATACTATAATTTTTTCTAGATTCATATTATTATATTATATATTTTTTAACTGAAAATTGAAATTGAATATTCATATAAATATTAATTTATAAATATATTAATATAATGAATAATTCTAAAAAAGTATTACTTGATACAAATGATATTATAATAAATAATAAAAAACAAATTGAAATTGCACTTAAAACTATTTGTCGAATAATACATGAAAGAAAATACACTACAAAAACAATCAGTGAAATTTTTAGTAAAATAAAACCAAATATTACTGACAATATACTCTTAAATATTGAAGATATTCATAATGATGAAATTCTATTTTCAATAGATGATAAAAAATATGGAATAAAATTTATTTCTAATTTTTTAACAACTATTAAAAAAGAAGTCTCTATTGAAAACTTTTTAACAAAAAACTTGGATATTCACAAGTTTATTATTATTAATAAATTAAGTGATCGTGCTATAAAACAAATATTAGAATATCAAAATACTGAAGTATTTACATTAGATGAATTATTAATTGTAGTTATTGATCATCATTTAGTCCCACCACATTATCTTCTAACTACTCAAGAAAAAGAAGAATACTTTACAACATTTAATCATCATCCACGTGATATGAAAAAAATATTAGTAAATGATCCTGTTGCTAAATTTTATGGTGCAAAAGTTGGTGACCTTTTTAAAATAATTAGACCTAGTATTACATCAGGAAAAGATGTTGATTATCGAATTGTAATTCCTGGTGAAATTAAAATTGATGATTAATCTTACATAAAATTATCTGCATTATCTACATTATTTGTATTAGGCAAATCTACATAGTCTTCCCAAGAATCTAATTCTGGTAATTCATGTGATATATGTAATTCTTTTACATTTATTTTATTTTCTTTAACCGTATCTTTTTCTTCTTCAATAAACATTATATTTTTACGCATATTTCTTTCTACTTGTTTTCGAATATTTTCTTTAATATTTTCCAAAATAAGATTTGCTTCTGATGAATTTGATAATTTTTGAAATTTAATTATATTGTCATCTTCATAATCAACATTTTTATCATCAACATCTTTATCATTTTCTTCACCAATATTTATATCTAATGATGTATCTTCATTCATATTAAAATATTGCATTAATGCAAGTTTATCAATATCAACATATTTATCTATTTTTAATAAATCATGTTCAACCTTTGGACGAATTTCATGTAACATATAATTCATTAAATCACTGTTTGTACTTTTATCATCTAATATTGACTTCATTAATTCAATATTATTTCGACCAACATGTTTGTATTTATGTACTAAAATATTATTAATATTTATACCTGAATAAATAATAAATCCTTCTGCATCTAATCCTCTACGACCAGCTCTGCCAATCGCTTGATGTGCAAGTGTATTATCAATATCTTCTAATGGTTCATCTTTTAATCCACCTAATAACATTACTGTTTTAATTGGATAATTTACACCAACTGCCAATGATTTGTCAGAAAATGTAATAAATGGATTACCAGTATTGATTAATTGTTGTGTCACTCTTTGTATTGCAGGATCAACTGCTTCTGTATAACATAAAATACCAAATTCAATCCCAATCATAAATGGATGAGAATAATTAATTTTAGGTATTGATTTTTTATGTCCACCATTAATTAATACATTTCGTGTAATTTCAGACTGAAGTCTATGTTTAATCTTTCTCATATCATTGTATGTAATTGATGAATCTGTTAATTTACAATCTTCATGTGGTTGATATATATTTGATAGATATAATCTATCGTAATCAGTATAAATATTTAATTGTCTTGTTTTATGTTTTGTACGTAACTCAATAATTTCTTCTTTTGTTAAATATGCTCCATAATTTTTATTAAATCTATCTAATATATCATCATTGATTTTTGTTTTAATAAAATTATCATAACATTCTATTAATTGTGCTCTAGTACCTGCTGGATTACTAAATAATTCTATTTTAATCTTTTCTTGTGCTTGTTCAAGATTACCTTTTGTTCCTAACTCTATCTTTTCTGATAATAAAGTATATGTATCATAAAATTTTTGTATTACATTTTGATCTTCATACAAATTAGGATATACTATTGATTGATATTCTTTTAACATTGTTAAAATATTATGATAAATATCCATGCATTTTTCAGTATTCATTTGAAAAATAAGCATTGGTGTTTTATGTGTATTTTTACAAATTTTCATTACTTTGTATAATTCAAAAATAGATAAGGAATCAGTTTGTATTTTATCTAAATTATATTGAATAATATTATTTAATTTATCATCTGATAATGATTTAAGGTGTTTAAATATATCTTGTTCTAATTTAAACATATCATCTAATTTAACTACTGTTTCTAATGATTCATCTTTTCTAGGAAAATCACTTAATTTTTCATATAAATTATAAATATCTTTCGGATATAACCCAATATGTGTAAATTCATCCGATCGCAATGTATTTGTATCTATATTTTCTAAAACATTAATTGGAATTAATTTAATTGAATCTTCTTTCTTAATCACAAAACGTTTTTGATTAAAAAATCGTTTTATTTCATAAACACCATATACTTCACCCACTAATATTGATTCTAACCAATTTAATACATTTGTATAATTTGGAATTGTAGCAGATAAACATATAACTGGAATTCGATAAAATCCTGCAAATTTTAATACGTATTCAATATAATGACCAATATCTGAGTTAATATTATGAAATTCATCTATAATTATATAATCAAATTGTGAATTAATCTTATTTGTAGATAATAGTTCATATAATTCTTTTGGGGTACTGATAATAATATCATCATTTCTATCAACGTATTTTTGATACTGTAATGATGCAGTTTCTTGTCGAACATTTCGACTTTCTTCACCCTTCTTTTCAATATCAATTAATGATGCTAATATAATACCTGTTAATTGATATGCAAGTGCTTCTGATGGCACAATATAACATACTTTTTTATATTTTCGAATAGTATATGTTGATATGATAGTTTTACCCGCAGATGTTGGTAGACTTAATAATATATTTTTCTTTTCATCAATCTTACGAATCGTATTCTTTTGCCAATCATCTAATACAAAACCTTTCACATTAAAATTCCAATTTGGATATAATTTATCTGTTAATTGTGTTACTTGATAAGTAAACCAATTAATTGGACTAGACTTAATATATGATAAAATTAAAGAATCCACTGTTTTTATAATCTCATAATTTATTAAATATAAATATACTTGTACAAATATACTTTGTATTACAGGATTAGATATAGGTTTTAATATTTTTCCAACTTTCATCGTTAAATTAGAAATAAGATTGAATAAAAACATATTATAATATTGATTGCGTATTCTAGGTTCTGTAATTTTTCGAACACTATTAAAAAATCGACTAATATTTAAATCAGGACTTTCATTATAATTTATCATTTCTATAAATGTATCTAAAAATGACGTATATCTTTCATTTAATCGTATTGTATTATCATATGCAATTTGTTCAGCTTTACTTAAAGTATCAGGTGTAAAAATAGATACAAATGTTTGTGAAATATTTAATAATGTTTTAATTATTGATGTTATTTTACCAGATGATCGTATATTTGATTCAACAAATGTTTTTATTTTTTTATTTACTATTTTTTCCATAATTTTAGATAAAACTTGTTTTATTTCAACTTCATCCGTAATATTTAATATAAATATTTCCCATAATCGTTTATAATATGGTTTAATTATAAAATCAAATCTATCTAGAATATTAACAATATCATTTAATATTGTTAATCGTACTTTTTTATTATGTAATTCTTTTGCAAAATTTGGAACTTTTTGTGTATAATCATATATGGAATATTCCATTGTTTGTAAAATAGACTGATCATCAATTACATCACCTTTAATATTTATAATACTAGGTAATCGAGCATTTCCTGCTGCTTCAATTAATGATTGTGTTGTCAATGATTGAATTTCCATAATTTATTATTAAATTGTATATCTATATCTATAAATATATATCAATTCAATTTTTTATATAAATAATAATATGGATAAAATGAAATTAAATTCAATTGTACCTAAGATTGTACAAATAAATAATTTAAAATGTATATTTGTAAATTTACCTTGTAGTAATATAATATCTACTGCATTCTTTGTAAAAATAGGTAGTGCATATGAACCTCTTGAACTTCGAGGTATTTCTCATTTTTTAGAACATATGTTATTCAAAAAAAATAAATATTCTCCAAGAATGACCAATAAATTAGATGAATTAGGTATTTCATATAATGCTGCAACATCTAGAGAACATACATATTATGAATGTCATGGTAATAGTACACAAACAAATGAATTAATTTTTTTATTGTTTATGATATTTACTCAACCTATTTTTACAAAAAAAGATGTCGATAAAGAAAGACAAGTTATATTTGAAGAAATGAACGGTGATAAAATGAGTTTCAAAAAACAATTATTTGAAAGTACAATTCTAAAATTTTTTCAAAATAGAAATGAAAATTATTCCTTACCTATTATTGGTAATAAAGAAACATTAAATAAAATAGATGCAAATACATTAAAAAAATTCTTTAATTCATATTATCATTATGATAATTCAGTATTTATTATAGTTGGTAATATAAATTATAATACAATTATTCCATATATTAGAAATTTAGTAAATAAATATCCAAGATCTGGTATTAAAACAAATGATATTCAATTTAATGAATTTAATAGTGAACCATCGATGGTATTACATAGTCTTGATAAATCAACACAAACAAGTATGATGATTAATTTTTATGTGAAAGATATTTCAGAGTTAGAAAAGACACAATTATTTTTATTACACCATATATTAACCGGTAATTTTATGAGTATTTTATTTAACGAATTACGTGTTAAAAGAGGATTATGTTATGGTGTTACAAGTGATAATATGTTGGTTAAAAATAATAAGAATAAATATAGTGGTATATTTTTTATCAAAGTTGATTCTGATCCAACAAAAATAAAAGAATGTTTACAAGTAATTTTAGAATTTATACTCACTAAAAAAATAAACAATACATCATATTTAAATTCAAAAAAATCATTACATAATATAATATCATTTTCTTTTCAAACATCAAAAGATTATTTATACTTTTTTGGAAATATGATGTTACATAATGAAAAAATAATGCCATCTGATATTATTAACGTATTGAAAAAAACAACATTACATGATATTAATAAATTATTAAATATTATTAAAAAAGGTGATTTATTTGTAAATATGATTGGATCATATATAAATAAATAAAATATTTTATAATTATATGATAAAATATAATTATATAAATAAAAATATAGAACATTTTCAACAAAGTGTTTTAACATCAATACCATTAATTGGAACATACAATCCAAATATAACAAGTGGTCCTACAACAAGAAGTTCATCAAATGGTGAAATAGATGCTGCTCCACCACCAATCACATTACCAATTGTCACAAATTCATATGTACTTCGTTCATATAAAAAACCAGTATCAATAATACCATTAAAAAATAGTGATGTTGATACAGATGCATTAAAAAATACAAGACTTGCAGGTTATCGTGCAGAAAATAAATCAGCGGCTGATATTGCAACAGCTGAAGCAAAATTTTTAAATGAACCATTAAATTCATTTTCAGATACATATGATTCGAATAACCGTGGTTCTCCTACTGAATTACAAAATGCATTAAATGCATGTACAAAATATAATACTGGAACAAATATATGTTACGGTATTATTATACAAAATACAGATATTGATATACCACCTGAAGCATTAAAATATTCATCTCATTCTTATACATATCAATTAGTAAAAAAACCCTCACTTAATAGTTCAGCTGATGGTGAATTCTTAATATGCGATCCAACATATTATACATATATTAAAGATACATATGTTAAATCACCTGCACCTGCAAATTGTCTTCCACCAAAAGTAGATACACCAATTCCAGTAAATGATGAACCAACAAATGCACCAACAAATGCACCAACAAATGCACCAAGTACTAAATCATATACATATTTTAATGCACCTAAAGCAGCACCTGCAAAAGTACCTATATATAAAAATAAATTATTTTTAATCGGTGTTGCTATTGCATTAGTATTGATAATTGGCGGTGGATCATATTATTTTATGTTTATGAAAAAATCAGATGATGATGATTCATTTAAATTATTATTAAAAAAGAAAGGTGGATATTTTTTCTTTGTTTAACATATGTCTGAAAATATAAAATATAAAATATTTACAAATTCTAAATTAAAAAACTATAAATTAATGGAACCAAGACATATTAATTCACATATAGAAATATTTAGTAATAATATTTCTGAAAAATATGATGTTGTTCATAAATTAAATTATATCCAATCTAATAATTTTACTACTTTTGATGATGCAAATAAATATTGTAATATATTACAAGATAAATGTAAAGGAATTGTTACTAAAAATAATAATTGGTCTTTAATATCAGATATTTATGATAATAATATAATAAATGATCCAAATTATATGACATATATTAAAAATAAAACAATAGTTGAAACATTAGATGATTCTGATGCAGCTATTTCAAATAATATATATATTGAAACTTTTGAAAATAAAGCTTCTAAACCTGATAATACACCAGAACCTGAAAATAAAAGCAATTCATTTGTAATGACAAATACTAAAATGATTATGTTTGTATTATTAATAATGGGAACATTACTTGGAAGTTATTATTTGTATAAAAAGACTAATTATTATAAATCAAGAATGTCTGATTTAGATGATTTTGATTATTAATTTATATAAAAATTGATATAAGTATTATATAATAATTTATTATTAATTATTATAAATATATCAAATACTCATGAAATTAATAATTGTTGAATCACCTGGTAAAATTAAAAAAATATCTTCTATCTTAAAAAATGATTTTTTAATTAAAGCATCGGTTGGTCATATTCGTGATTTAAGTAAAAAAGGATTGTCATATAATGAATCTACGTTTGAAGCTGAATATGAAATATTATCGGATAAAAAAGAAGTTGTTAATAATCTAAAAGATGCTACTAAAAAATCAAGTGTTATATATCTAGCAAGTGATCCTGATCGTGAAGGTGAAGCTATTTCTCAAGGATTAAAAGATATTTTAAAATTAACCAAATATCATCGAATTACTTTTAACTCAATTACTGCATCTGCTATTAAAGAAGCAATTGATTCACCAAGATTAATTGATGAACCTCTTGTAGAAGCACAAGAAACTCGTAGAATATTAGACAGAATGATTGGATATAAAATATCACCATTATTAATGAAAAAATATGGTATGGGTGCATTAAGTGCTGGTCGTGTTCAATCAGTTGTTGTTCGAATATTAGTCGATTTAGAAAATACTATTACAAATTTTGTACCTGAATCTGAATTTAATGGTCATGCTGATACAACTATCAATTCTAAAAAAATAAACTTAACAATGTATTATAAAAATAAATTATTTCGAGGTGATGAAAAAGATGCCAAGAAAATATTAGAAAAATTAAAAACAAGCAAGTATACATTAAGTGAATTAAATGAAAGGATAAAAGAACAAAATCCTCCTCCACCATTTATTACAAGTACTCTTCAACAAGAAGCTAGTAATAAATTAAAATATGATTTACAACGTACTATGAAAACTGCCCAGCAATTATATGAAGCAGGTAAAATCACATATATGCGAACTGATTCTCCTTCTATATCGAAAGAAGCATTGAATCCTATTCAAGAAGAAATTACAAAAAAATATGGTGAAACATCCTATAAATATCGTGAATATAAATCAAAAAATGCAAGTGCACAAGAAGCACATGAATGTATTCGCCCTACTCATATCGATCATGACGAAGATGATAATACATTATATATGATGATTTGGAAAAGAACAATGGCTTCATTAATGCAACCTGCAAAATATCAAGTCTTTAACATTACGGTTGCAACTGATGATCCAAATATTACGTTTAAAGGTGAAATTGAACGATTAGCTAGTCCTGGTTTTTTATTAGTGTATAATCAAACTGTTGATGATGAAATTAGCTTAGAAGGTTCTAGTAAAAATTTAAAATTAAGTAATATTCGTACTGAAGAAAAAATATCATCACCACCTTCTCGATACGGTGAAGCATCGTTAGTAAAAGAATTAGAAAAATTAGAAATTGGTCGTCCTTCTACATATGCGGCTTTAATTACAAAAATTAAAGATAGAAAATATATTGAAGAAAAAGATCACGATGGTAATATATACGATCAACAAATATTTAAATTGTCTAAATTAGAAATTATAGAAGAGAAAAAAGAAGTTGTATTAGGTAAAGAAAAAAAACGATTAACACCAACTGCACTTGGTATGAATATCACCAAAATATTAATAGATTTATTTCCTAATTTTATGGATATTCATTTTACTGCACAAACTGAACAAGTATTAGATGACATTGCATTAGGTAAAAAGAAGAAATTACCTGTATTAACTGAATATTGGAATTTATTAAAAAATTATTTGGATAATTTATCAGCGATGATAATCAAAAAAATAGAACCGAATATGTTAGGTGAATATAACGATGGTACAATATATATAGTAAATACACGATATGGTAATGCAATACGTTATGATGTAGGTAAAACAAAAAAATATTTTAATATAAAAAATACGAATATTAATTTGGAAGAAGCTATTACAATAATTAGTAAAAATAAGACAAGTAATGTAGTAGAAGAAACAGGTGAATTACTAGGTGAAGATGATAAACATAACAAATATTATAAAACAATAGCAAGATTTGGTCCTGTTATTAAAAAAATTAACAATGACGATATCGAATATAGAAGTATTAAAGGGTGTAAAACAGATATTACACTAGAGTTAGCATTATTATTATTTACATATCCTAAAAAAATAACAAATACAATTAGTCTGAATTATAACTTTCTAAAAAATTCTTATTATTTAAAAAATTATAATAACAATCATGATATAAATAAGAAATGTATTAATTTTCCAAAAGAAAACTTAGAATATACTGATGAAGAAATACTTGATTATTGGAAAAGTAAAGTAAAAGATTAATTTATATTATAAAGTAAAATATTCGTCAATTCGACCTTTACGTAAGTAAGATTCATCAATATCATCCATAGACTTTTTTGGTTCATTCGATGTTAATATTAATATGACATTTTCATAAAACATCATATCATCCATATATCGATTAAATGTTATTTTATCATATACTAATATTGGAATATTCTTATGAGAATTAATATTATCTGTAATTTTTCTAATTAAAATATTTGCTTCATCTAATACGATAATTACAGGTGATTCAAATATTGGTTCTAAATCTCTAATTAATTTAATCATAGTATCACCAGGATCTGTTGGATTGAATGTTCTGCATAACTTTGCATTCAATTCTTTAGCAAGAAAAAATCCAATCATACTTTTACCAGTACCAGGATCACCTGAAATAAATATGGATGCACGTTTTTGTTTATTATATAATTGTGTTATTGATTCAAGAATATTTTTTTGTTGTATACTTGGATAATATTTATTCATATTAAACATTCGTTTTTCATAATAAAAATTATAATAATTTCCCATTCGTTCATATATTGAAATATTTGTTGATAATTTACAGTTATCAATTACAATTTCTTTTAATTGTACAATTTGTTGATTATTTTCAATTAAAATTTTAAATATTTTGTTTGTTGTGTATAAATGTAGTTCTCGTTGTGGTTCTCTATCTGCAAAGATATCAATATACATACCACAATATTTCCATCCAAGAAAAATACCCATTGGTTTAATTTTACCACATTCATACATTGTTATTGTACTCGTTGTTGTTTTTTCTAATAACTTAATAATTTCTGTTACTTTGACTGGATCATTTTTAATAACAAAATATCCATATCCAAATATTTTCAATACCAACATCGGTATAATCCAAACGATATTTATTAAATTATTTACAACAGTTGACAATACACCTGCAAGAAAAATCCCACCATATAGTGTATTTTGCATGATGTATATTATAATACTTTTTTTAATTATATGATATAAAATTAATTATTTTCAATTTTTATAGTATGAGTAATGAATTAAATAATTTTTTAGAAAAATATAAAACAAATGATTTAAAAAATTGTACGCATATAACGTATGATACAAAAATTACATATCTAATACCTGATAATCATATTAATATTTTTTATAATTTATATAATAATGCATTATTAAATAATACAAAATTACATATACAAGAAATTTCTAAACAATATGGTCCAATAATTATTGATATTGATATGCAATATGATAAAAAAATAAATAATAGAATATATACAAATATTATAGAAAAAATAATACAAATATATATTCAATTAATACAAAAATATATAAATGTAAATACAGATAAATTACAATGTTTTTTATTAGAAAAAAAAGAACCGACTTTTTATGAAGGTATATATAAAGACGGTATACATCTTATTTTTCCATATATTTGTATACCATATTATTTTCAAGAATATCTACGAAATAAATTTATAAATATTGCGATTGATATGAAATTATTTGATGAATCATATAATTTCAATAATATATTTTCAACTCTTGATAATATATATAATTATCCACGACCACCTTGGTTTTTATATGGAAGTTCTAAAACAAATTATTATAATCCATATTTGTTAACAAAAATATATACATCTAATTTACAATTATTAAATATTAAACAATACAGCGTATTAAATTTAATTTATTTACTTAGTATTCGTAAATATAATGAAAATAATATAAATTCATTAAAATATGAATTTACTAATAATAAAAATATTGATAATACATATATAAATTATTATTGGTATTTTTTTATTTCTTTATATATATTAATAGTAATACATATTTATAAATACAATGTTTAATTCTAACAATATGTGCACTTATTCATCACCAACTACACCAACTAATAAATTTTGTTCAATTAATTTAGTAAAAAGTAATGAAACAATATCTATGAATTTATTGAATACATCATCAAATCCTAATTTTCCTATATATACACCTGTAATATATGCTGATAATTTAGGTCCAAATTGTATAAATACAAATGAATATGCTATCTGTACTAAATATAATAGTCTAGATGATATATTACAATATAAATTACCTTCAATGTCTCAACAAACATTTACACAAAATATAAATAAAACAATAGATCGTAATAAAAGACTATGGATTCAAGATAATCCACCTAAACCAAAGAATACAATGATTAATCCAAATAATAATACATTTATAAATGCTCCAATATGTATAATCAAAACACCAAATTGTACAAGTGATAATATTACAAATAATTGTAAAATAACATGTATGCCAATTGATAATTCTAATAAAATAAATTATATATTTAACATAGGGAGTAATTGGAGAGAAGATACATCATAAATATTATATTAAATTAATTATATATTCTTTACAATTAATTTTCTACATATAATTTATGAGTTGTACTCAAGATCCAAATAATAATACTATCTATAGTTGTACTGCCAATAATAAAGATTTTTCGTATATAAAAAATATATCTAATGCAAAAAATTCATATTTATTTGTTCCAGCATATAAAGAGTTACCATCAATATGTAAAAATAAAAATAAAATTATTACATGTACATATGCTGATAAATCTACAATAACATTAACAAATGAGAATGGCTATTATGTACAAAATATACCTACATAATTTAGAAAAATATAATATGATTAGAAAATTATATTTTATTTTTTGTTTCTGATTGTAACAATGATAATCGAAATAATAGTATAAAAAAATATTTATAGAGAATAAATAATGAGTAATTCGAGTAGTCATTTTACTAAATTATCCCAATTTATAAAAAAACATAAAGTTGCCAATGGATCACAGTCTACTCACACATCTCTTTTTAATCCATTAGGAGTTTTTTACATTGAGGATAAAGAAAATACAAAATTTTATAGATTATATCGAAATGCTTTAGATGAAAATGCTGATATACATTTAACTGAAAAACATAAACCGTATGGTCCTATTGTTGTTGATATTGATATGAAATATACAATTGAATTACCTACCGAAAATACTCGTATATATACAAATATTATAATTGAATTAGTACGTATATATATTCAGGTAATTCAAAAATACTTAATAGTTAAAGATGAAGATATGTTAGCTTTTATTTTTGAAAAAAGTGCACCTACTCAAAAAGAAAATGAATACAAAGATGGTATTCATATAATGTTTCCAAATATATGTGCAATTAATCAATTACAACATATTATGAGAAAAGATTTTATAAATCAAATAAATGCACTTGATTTATTTAAAAAACTACCATTAATCAATGACGTTGATGATATTGTTGATAAAGCAGTCGTTGAAGCTAATAATTGGTTAATGTATGGCAGTAAGAAACCAAATTCAAATAGATATCTTTTATCACGCGTTTACAATAAAGAATTAGAACAACAAGATATCAATGAATACAGTCAAGGAGATTTAGTAGAAATTTGTAGCATACGCAAATTTGATGAAAAAAATATAACAAAATATAAAGATGGATATTCAACAGATGAAATTATTCGAAAATATGAAGAATCTCAAAAACCCAAAAATATTGAAGGTGCGAATATTAGCAAAACAACAAGTGTTACATTAGATGATTTACGTCGTGTTAAAAACTTGGTTAGTTTATTAAATATATCTCGGGCAGATAATTACCAAGAATGGTTACAATTAGGATTTTGTTTATATAATATAGATACATCTTTGTTAAATATTTGGATTGATTATAGTAGACAATCTAAAAAATTTAAAGAATTTGAATGTGAAAAATTATGGAATGCAAAATTTCGAAATAATGATTTTACAATTGCATCATTATATCGATGGGCAAGAGAAGATAATCCAAATGAATTTATTAAATTTTTAGAATCGGAAGTATCAGATATTATTAAACAAAGTATTAAATCACCATCATTTGGTACATCATATGATGCTGCCAAAGTTATTTTTCAATTATATCGTTTTGATTATATATGTGCTTCTTTAAAACATGCAGAATGGTATGTGTTTAAAGGTCATCGATGGGAACCAGAAGAACACGGATATTCATTAAACAATATTATTAATGAAAAAATATATGATGAATATTTAAAAGTATCTAATTTATATCGTCAAATGGGTATGAATGCATCTGGTAAAGAAAAAGAAATATTAGTTGAATTAGAAACAAAAACAGCAAATTTTGCTACAAAATTACATACAACCAAATTTAAAAAAGATATAATAGCAGAATGTGCTATTTTATTTTATGATAGAAATTTTTACAATAAATTAGATGAAAAACGTAATTTAATTAGCTTTGAAAATGGTATATTAGATTTAGATACAATGAAATTTCGGGATGGTTATCCTGAAGATTTTGTAACATTTACAACAAAAATAAATTATATACCTTATGATCCTAATGATAATTTAATAAAAGAAGTAGAAAACTTTTTTATTGATATTCTACCAGGTGAACATATTCGTACATACGTATTAAAATATCTAGGTACTTGTTTACAAGGTCATGTTCCAGATGAAAAATTTTATATTTGGACTGGCGGTGGTGGTAATGGTAAATCCTTAACTATTAAATTATTATTAGATTCATTGGGTGATTATGGTACAATTATTCCAGTTTCTTTACTAACACAAAAACGAGCTGCATCGAATGTAGCATCACCTGAATTAGCTAAATTAAAAGGAAAACGATTTTGTGTATTTCAAGAACCTGAAAACAATGACGTAATCCAAGTTGGTCTAATGAAAGAATTAACTGGTAATGATAAAATCCAAGCACGTGCATTGTATGGAGCTCCTATTGAATTTTATCCTCAGTTTAAGACGTTATTAGCTTGTAACAAATTGCCTGAAATTCCATCTACAGATGGTGGTACTTGGAGACGTATTCGCGTAGTACCATTTGAAATGCGATTTACAGATGATGTAGTTGAACCAAATGATCGTAAAAAAGATCCTGATTTACGTAGAAAAATGGAAACATGGCACCAAGCATTTATGAGTATTTTAGTAGAATATAACAAACGATTTAAAAATGAAGGTAATAGTGAACCAACAAAAGTAAAAGATCACACTTTAATGTATCAACAAAAAAGTGACTTAATATTAGAATATATTGAAGATAGAATTGAAGACAGTCTAACACACAAAGTATTAGTCACTGAATTATATGATGACTTTAAATTCTGGTGTTCTGATAGTAAGAATATTAAAGTTGCTTTTGATAGAAAGGGATTTGAAACAGAAATTGGCAATAAAAAAGGTGTACATGTAAATGGTAAATTTAGTGGTATTAAATTAAAAGATCGTATATTTGATAATATGGACCCAATTTAATTTAGTAATATAAAAAAATATATATTAGTAAAATATGCAATTAATATATATTTTATTAATAGGTATTGTAGTTTATTATTTAGTAACAAGATTGTTTGAAAATTATTCTACTCAAGAAGATTTTGACCCGTCTTTAGTACCTGTTTCTTCTATTGTTACTTTGGCAAAGGTTGCTCAGAAATTAGTTGATGGTGGTGGTACTTTGACTAATCCTGGTAATTTGACTATTACTGGTAATTTGCAGACAAATGGTAATGTTTTTGCTGCTAATGGTTCAAAGAGTCAGGTCTGGATTGGACAAGGATATGGTCCAGATATAGCATGTATATATGCTGCAAATAATGATCTAAATATAGGCAGTGGACCTGGAATTGTAAATATTAGAAATAACACAACTGTTAATGGTAACTTAAATGTAACTGGTGAAATTTCGGGTAAGTGTACAAATACACAAGGTGGATTTTCTCTTGGCTATGGTACTTGGATAACTGCTAATGCACCATCAAGTGATGATCCATATAAATTATTATTTGAAAGTAGTGGTAATACTGTTTTTAGATCAAAAGTTGGTTTTCAATTTCGAAATGAGAAAGATCAACGTAATATTGAAATTAACAGTCAAACTAGTGCTGTTCAATTTAATGGTCCTTTAAATGTATCAGGACCTACTGGTAGTATTACCGCTTCTCAAATAATAAATGCAAATGGTGGTATAAACTTAAATGATAATGCAATTACTTCTGATTCAATGCATTTTCCACGTATATCATTTGAAAAACCTGATCTTACCAGCGATTGGTCAATCGCCAATCAGGGATATGGTAAAACTACATACTCTAGTGCTAATGGAAATCATATATTTTATACAAATTCATGTACAGTAAATTCCTATAATAAAGGTACTATTAATACAACAAATAGTATAACTTTAAATAGTTATGGTATAACAATTGGTAAAACAACTATAAATGAAGCCCAATTAATAAAATTAAATGAAATAATTAGTTGGTATGATACTGTTAAAAGTAAAATATATGTCAAAAATGGCAACACGTATATTGACATGCATGGTGCAAAATGGGAAAATTGGAATTGTCATAATAGAGGAGCACAAGATGGTAATTATAATTTAGGATGTGGTGGATTAGGGACTTCCCCAAACGGTTAAAATATACTAAATCATAAATGTAAAAAATCTATACATCAAATTCTCGCAAATACGCAGACAAATATTCTTCATAATCTTTTTCATAAAATATTAATTCTGATGGATTAATATTTTTTAAACATTCCCGAAAATATTCTAAACCATACGTTTGTATATAAGTAATAACAATTTGTAGTTGTTCTTGATTATAATGTATAATTTTACAATATTTTGGTAATTGTAATTTTTTATTATCATATGGTTGCATTTTTACATTATAATAAAATTGTGACGCTAATTCATATAAATCTTCTTTGGCTAATTTAAAATATATATGTTGATTTTCTAATTTTATACCATTTATTAAATCACATAAATCATCTATATTTTTCATAATTATTTATGTATTATCTTACTTATTTTATCTTTTAATACTTCAATTTTATTTATTTTTATTACAAATATATGTATTAATAAATCTTCATAATATCCTAATACACTATTCGGTATTTTACTTAATATAAAATGTAATAAATTATTATTTATAAAATCATGACATGTTACATTATAATGAAAACCTATAATTCGTGTAATTAATACTCCAATTGAATACACAAAAAATTGTTCACTATCCGTATTATAATGAGGATACATTTCTGAATTACCAACTGTTGGTCTTTCTTCGTGATAATATTTTTCACCATTTTCAAATGCATTTTCCCAATCTATCAAATAAAATTTATTATCATCTACTACAATATTATCTAATTTTACGTCACAATGAATCATATTATATTTATCGCGAATTAATATTGCCAAATCTAATATATTATATATATTTGTTAATACTACTATTGGATCTAAATCGAGAACGTCAAATAAATATTTTTCTAATGTTTTATATTTAGGCATTATAATACCAATATTCATATTTTGAATTAATGAAATAGATTCGTTTTTTATATCTGTATCATTTACATTAATATATGTAATTATTTTTCTACTAAAATTAATTACGTTTGTTAATGCAAGATATGGTAAATAATATGGATGATAAAAATTTTTCTCTAAATACTGATTTATTAAAAATATTTCAGAATATTTAAAATCAGGTGTTGTACTATTTAATTTATTTATTGGATAATCTAAAAATTTTACTGCATAATTATTATTTGATATTACTAATCTTTTATTATATGTCGGTATTTTTTCTATTTCAAATATATTTTTACAATTATTAATTGTTACGTCATCAACATCTTTATTATGTTTGATTATTTCATGATTTAATGTATAAGTGACATTATACATGTTTTAATAACTTAATATAAATGAATATTTTATTAATACTAATATATGATTAAATCAATTTTGGAGAAAAATATATTATTAAATAATATGAATATATTTAAAAAACATGTTAAAATGGCACCAATTTGCATATTAATATCTATATTGCCATTTTTATGTGCATGGGGGAATTTAAATATGTTAAATACTGTAGAAACAAAAATACCAAAATTAGAATCATTAACTAATAAAGACTTATTTATTCGAATGAGTTTAGTAAGTGATAATTATGAAATCACAAATTATTTAATAAATAAAAATTGTATGGCATCATCTTTATGTTTACGATATTATATATGCAGTGGTGGTTCAGATGTTAGAATGTATAATTTATTTGATACAATTGATAATTGGAGTTATGTTACAAAAACAGATATTATAAATGGAATACGTAATGGTACATTAAAAACATTAGAATATTTAAATACAAAAATAAAAATACCTGCACATAATTATCATAAATTACCAATAGAAAAGCAAGTATTTTTACTACAAAATAATGATGTATTAAATTATTATATGGCAAATATGATTAATGACGAGTTAGTATTAAATGAATTATATGAAAGAAAAAAACGTAACATGAAATTTTTAGAAAGTATAATACGAATAAAAATATTTTTAATAAGAATAATATAAAATTTTATTCTTATTAAAAATTAAAATGAACTGGGAAAAATATAAAATATGGCAAACTTATTTATTTAATACTCAATATAAAGATAGTTTAATAAATAAAGCTATCGGAGAGTTTTCAAGAGTTGTATCCGATAGTAATCAATCACTTCAATTAAAAAAAGATATTAATGAAAATGATTGGTTACTGTATGGGAAAATAAACAATATATTAGACAAAATAAATAAAAAATATAAAATGAATTTGGGATTACCAAGAGCACACTGTGCCACTGTACAAAAATTTAAAAAAATGGAAGATATTATAATTGGTAAAATGTATAATATTCCAGCAATATCAAATGGTATTAATACCAATGATAAAGAATATTTTTTTGTTCCCATACATAAAACTCGTCGTCATGTACACGGTGTCCCAAAAGAGTTTTTAGAAAATTACATAATAAACATGATTGAAACCGCAAAATGGGAATCTAGATTTTCATGGGTTTATTCTGAAAACAGGTATATAGACAGATGTGCAATATATACATGTCCTGAATATTATGTAGAAAAAAAAACAAAATGTAAAAAAGAAATATCTGTATATTTAAAAATAAAAGAATTTCAAAAATATTTTACAGATTCACAATTTGATAATATTTTAAAAATATTTCATAAAAAAAGAATTGATAATTTTCGTACAAACTTTCCTTCTAAAATACGGTATATTACCTATTGTACGAATGATTGCATCAATTCAATTGGATTTATACATAATGGTATTCCAAACGGTAAACAAAAATGTATTTTAAAATATGAATCTGGTAAAAATTTAAGTAATTCATCAATATTTAAACAAACATGTAACATAACATATTGTAGAGAATGTGGTAAATCACCATATCATGATAATGAGTTGTGTAAATTTACAAATGATATTCAATTCGAAAATCCCGAATTATATCGTAAATGTCCAGGATGTGAAATTTGGGTTGAAAAAAAAGAAGGTTGTGATCATATGCAATGTTTATGTGGAGTTCATTTCTGCTATAATTGCAGAACTGCATTAAATGCAAGAGATCCATATTTCCATGTATGTAAAATGGGAAATACGGATCCACATTTTCGAGAATTTATATTAGATCATCCTGCAGCAAATTATCCAGGTGAAATTACATGTAATTGTTTAAATTGTAAATAAACAGATTTAAAAAAATAAAAAAGTATGTTAAATGTTAAATGTTAAATGTTTTAAAAGGATAGTTATCCTCCATCATATACTGTTTGATTTAATCAAAATTCCTAATATATGATGTGACTTATATTGCAATCGCGAAAACACTTAATTGTAATGATAAATACTAATTCTAAAAATGAATGTAATATTTATTAATATAATTAAAACTACACATGTAGTTTTGTTTTCCTAAAAAATCAGGGGAAATTTTTTAGTTTACATATAAATTATTAATTTAATTAGGTAAAGTATTACTATATTAGTTGATAATTTACAATATTTCTACTCGGTAGAAGTACAGTAACTACATAGTTCTTTCATTGAATTTGTAGGTACTATCAAATACACTTGTTTACAACCGTAACATTTACGAATTTCCGTATTATTACGAGGTGGTGCAAGTGGTCCATATGTTACAAGGATTTCATTCTTTTGAAGAAGATCTGAAATATTGTATGGAAGAATAGGTAACACGTTATTTGGAATAGGTGTTCCTGGGCGATCAGACATTTTTAATTAATATATATATTAGTATTATTTATATATATATTTTTCAATTTTAGTATTATTTACATAAAAAAATAATATTAATAGTAATATGATAAGTAAAAAAACAATTAAAATAAATGATGACACTATCATCATATTTACATTTTACAAAATTGTAATAAATATTGATATATACATAAATACAACTGTACACAATATTCTTCGATCTCATTCAGAATTTCAAGAAACAATGAATGAATTACAAAATGATTATGCAATAAATAGTCATCAAATTGAATTGATTCAAAAATGGTATGAAAAAAATTACAAAAAAGTATAGCTAATAAAAAAATATATAACAAAATATGGTAGGAAAATTATTCAAACAAATTAATTATAAATTGGTTGAGGATCATCATCAATAATATTAATTATATTATTATTTACATTTTGTTGTAAATCATATTCAATATATTTAGGTGATAATATTTTACAACATTTAATTGGTATATTATGTGTATTTGCATTTATATATTCTAACAACTTTTCATATACATTATCAAATGACAATGAAATAAAACCTGTTTTATGTTCACCATAAAATAGTTGATTTTGAAATAATTCTATTTTGGTATAATAATTATTATCATCAACACAAAATGAAAATACATATCCATTTTGTGTTTTTTTATCTAATGTCATAATAATTTTATTATCTTTAATAATATTAAAATTATTTAAACTATTATTTTCTTGATTCATATTTTTTTCATATAAATATTGATAAAGTTTATTACAATTGTATATTTTCATTTCATCCAAAAATAAATTATATAGAATATAATTTATTGTTTTAGTGAAAATATTTTCATTACACTTTGTTGTTATTTTTATACAATTATCAACATTTTTATTATTATTGATAATTGTATATATTTCACAACTATGTAAATTATATGGTGGTATACACAGAATAAGTCCATTTTTATTATCTGTTCGTAAAATTTTAATATAATTTTTATTAAAATTTAACAAACACAGATTATAAAATGGATATATCTGCAAATTACTTGTAATATATGTATTTAGATTCTCCATTTTGATTAGAGAATCTTTATAATCATTTTCGTCAACAAGTCTTTCCGTAGCAGTAGTCATCTTATATATAAGATATAGTATACTAAATTTGATAATTAATTTTTCAATTTTTATATAAAAAAATATATATTAGTAAAATATGCAACTAGTATATATTTTATTAATAGGTATTGTAGTTTATTATTTAGTAACAAGATTATTTGAAAATTATTCTACTCAAGAAGATTTTGATCCGTCTTTAGTCCCTGTTTCTTCTATTGTAACTTTAGCTAAGGTTGCTCAGAAATTAGTTGATGGTGGTGGGACTTTGACTAATCCTGGTAATTTGACTGTTACTGGTGATTTAACAGTTAATGGTGCAGTAAATCTAAGAATCAATAATTTTATTAATGATATTACAGGTAAGCCTAGATATCTTTTAAATATTAATAATCCTTCTGCATATGGTGCAAATAAGCCTTCTTATGATAATTTTTATTTTACTGCTCCTGCTCCTGCTCCTGCTGGTACTGTGAAACCTTCACAATCTCATCGATTTATGAGAGGTGATTTAGCTACTCCTGCTGATATCGTTTGTGGTAGAATTTATTTTGCAGATGACTTAAATAAAGGCAATTCTGGCATTTGGTCTAACGTAAATGCAGATGGTGTAAATTGGAGTGTTTATGGAAGTAATCAAAATGATAATCTTTTTCAAATTAATAATGCAAATGGTTTGATTTATTTTCATAATACTGTAACTGCAGAAAAAGGTTTAACAGTTACTGGTGAATGCAATGTATCTGGTAGTGCTAACTTAAATGGTGGTGCTAAAATTAATGGTAATTTAAATGTTACTGGTACAATAGTATGCAGTTCTGACGTAGGTTTTAATGGTAATGTTACTACTAATAGTGATCGTATTATGAATTGTGGTGAAATAAATACCAATAGTAAAAAAATTACTTGTGGTGACATCACTGCTACTGGTAGTATAACTATAGGTTCTACAACAATAAAGGAAGGGCTTGGAGGTGACATATTTATTGAAGGTAAAAAATTAAAAAGTATATTGTCAACAATAAACAAAATATTAGAGAATATACCAACTGGTATTGGTGTAGCATTTCATAAAGCAGTCCTGAGTAACGCTCTAAAAGATTGGAATCCATTACCTATATCATAATAAAATATAGACTATATTGGCTAATTTCTACAATTAATAATTTTATAACTAGTCATTAAAAAATATATGTAGAAAGATATTAAGATAATAAAATAGTTCTGGTATATAATATATATAAATATAGTTTAAATTATAATAACATAATTATATATGTCACATAAAATTGAATATATTAATATATATATATATAAATTATTAACATCATACATCTATTATGTTAACAATTTCACAACCTAATTATAAGGAATGTTATATTAATAATACTTTAATACCGGGCGATATTGTATTTAATAATAAATTATTTCATAACGATATATGTAATTTTAATGATAATACATTAACACTACTAGAATCAAAACGATTTAAATTTTTAATAGGTGGTGTCTTAAAATTAACTAGTAATATTTATTATAAAGATCCAAAATCAAATCAATTTTTATATGAATTCTACCCTATTAATTGGCGTTATCCAAAGTTTATGGTTAAATCAGAAATAAAAAATAATTTAATTAAAAGAAATGAAAATATCGAAGATCAATTTATTGTAATAGTCTTTAAAGAATGGACTAGTAAATTTCCAATTGGTAGTACATACAAACTTATTGGAAATATAAATAATTTATTACATATGAATGAAATCTTATTCTATTATCACCCTGAACAGCCATATACTTCACCACAAAAAATAATAATCGATAATGTTACTAAAAATAATGAATTATCTATGACATATAAATTTACTTTGAATCCATATAATATTTCAGAAGTTAATCAAATATATTCTATTGATCCAAAAGGATGTAAAGATATAGATGATGCATTATCATATGATAGTAAAAATAATAGAATTGGCATTCATATATCAGATGTTAATTATACAATTGACAAATTAAATTTAGAATTTAATAAATATTCAACTGTATATGCACCCCATAGACATTTAAATATGATGCCAGATGAATTAGCCTATAATTATTGTTCATTGTTAGCGGGGAAAACAAGACCTGTAATTACATGTTGGATAGATTTAGATACATTTGATATTAAATTAGAAAGACATTTTATTGTTGTTAAATATAATTTACATTATGATGAAGCAGATAAATATATTATTGATTCAAATAATTTATTAATGTTAAATACTGATGAAATAAAATTAATAGATACTTTACAAAAATTACATACATATTCTATTGAATTAAATAATAAATATAAATATATGGATTCTATATCATCATCACATGAAATGGTACAAGTGTATATGATATTTTTAAATCAATATATTGCACTATTGCTATCAAATAAAGATGTTATATATAGAAATCAAACAATAAATAAATCTGCAGAATACAGTTATAATAATATTGGTCATGCATCAATGAATGTAAATTATTATACTCATTTTACATCACCAATAAGAAGAATTGTTGATCAATATGTACATAAAATATTAATTAATGAATATTTTTCAGATTCAAAATCAATATCAGAAATTACAAAATTAGATGTTGCAAAAATAAATGAATTTGAATTAAATCTAAAAAAAGTAACTACATTATGGAATTATTTAACTGTTAGTCATAAAATAAAAAACGGTCATAGATACAATTTAGAATTTTCTGGTTTTACATACACAACATTTAGAGTAGAATTCAAATTATTAGAATATAATATATTTATTAATAATAAAATATTTTATACTATTGTTGATGAAGAAACTATATCAATACAAAATAAAAATTATAAATTAAATACAAAATATGAATTACCATTATATATTGTAAATGAAAGTAAAAATCAATATTTCCCAAAGATTATAATCAAATTTTAATTTAGAGTTCATCTTTCGATTGCTGGGATTCAATGTAATGTACAATATCAATATAACCATTTTGTCGAGCAATTGATATAGGATTATGACCAAATTGATCAAGAATATTCAGATAAATATTTTTTACCATCAAAAGTCGACGTACCACATTAATATGACCATTTTCTGCAGCCAAGAATAAAGCTGTCTTACCATCATTCGCTTGTGTATTTACATTGGCACCAGAATTTAACAATATATTTACTACATCAACATGACCATTCTTTGCAGAAACCATCAATGGGGTATAACCATGGTCAGAAGAAACACGTCCTTTAACAGTAGCCATTGTCTATTTATTTATAATATTGAATAAATAAATATGCACTATTATTTTCAATTTTTATAATTCAGTAATTATATTTTCTTCCATTCTATCTGTAAACGTATCTATTTTATCTAATAATTCTTGCAAACATGGATATTTTGATACTAATGTAGGTAAGTATTTTTTATATATTTTTTTAACTTGTTCTATCTTTCCTTTTGTTGGATCATAATATGATGATCTTAGCAAATCTACTTCTTGTTTTGTTATATTTCGACTTTTGTTAATATATTTATTAACCATGTATACTTTATTTACATAACAATTTATATGCTTTTTTTGTATATAATCATATATACTAGTATTAATAAATACTTCATCCATTCCATATGGAAATTTAGATGGAGTTCTCCATGTATTATTATTTAGTATTTTGATTACACTTTCATATTCATTATGTAAATATTTTTCAAGAAAATTTGTTAATAATTTTAATGGAAATTTCATAAAATATATCATAGTGCCTGCTAATATTGTATATTTTCTAGCATATGTTTTTCTATCATAACATACAAAAGTAGAAAAATATACTTTGCTGTTAGTACGTTTCATTTCTTGTATTTTATTTTTATCTAAAAAATGTTTGGGAATATCTATATCAGTAATCCATACTGTTTTTAGGTTTTTCTCAAACATAGGTAAAAATCTTACTAATGTGCCAAATGTACCTACATGTCCAACTTTTTCTCGGAATGGTTTACAGTCAAATTGTAATATTGTAATGTGATTATAATCTTTGGATACTTTTTGAGTAAATTCAATACCTGATAGATCAGTATATATACGTAATTCAAAATCTGGTAAATCTAAACTATATTGTATTAATGTTTCTAAATCTTTTTGATATTTTGAAAAATCTCGGTATGCATCTGTCATGGTAAAAAATGAACAAGATAATACATTCGTATATTTTTTATTTGCTTGTTTAATACTAGTAATATCTATTTGTGACATTACTATTACAATTTATTTTTTTAATATGTTAAAAAACTAGTATTAATATAAATATTACCTCCATTTTTTTTAATACATCTATTAAATTCTACATGTTCACATAACTCATTCTTACCATCATCATATTTTCCTACATATTTACATTCATTTGGAATAGATGATAATTTATAAATTGCAATTCCACCAAATGCTGAATCTACTTCTAATAATTCACCAATATCATAATTTTTTTGTTTTGACCATACATATAAATTAACAGCATCTGGTGAATTATTTTCATGTACCATTTTCCAGCAATCATATTCCATATCATTTTTTTTACGTAATGCCCATAAATCATAATATTTATCACTTTGATTACCTGTTAAAATATCCCAACCAGTATATTCAAAACATGATTTAATTGTATCAACAAACATACCTGAATTATTTACATCATCTAAATCAATTATTATCATATAATCATAGTTTGTTTCTCTTATTTTTTCTAAAACTTTATTTCGACCATTTGAAATTCTCATAGTACGCATTGGTTCTATAATATTATCCTCAAATATATATTCATAATTATCTTTTTTATTTTCTTCTAATATATTTCTTGTATTATCATGTGAATCATTTTCATAAATAATTACTTTATAATTTTTAAATTGTTTTCCACATTGATCTATAAATTCTAAATTTTGTTTAATAAATGGTTCTACATTACGTACTGTTGCACCAAAAACCACATTATATTTTTTCATTTCATTTAATGGATTTTTTATATTTTTACGTGGAGCATTACCAGTATAATTAATAAATTCATAATTTGTAAAATTATTAATATTAATATTAATATATATTATATAA